AGCTGCTGCCACACAAATTCTTGATCGTGTAGGAATAACTAAAAAAGATCAATTAGATATTAATATGAAATCTCTACACGGAATATTTATATTACCAGCAAAAGATGGAACCGATAAAGATCAAGAGAAGAGCTAGAACAATTCCTTTTGGATTTAAAGAATCAAGTGATCCAAATTATATTGAACCAGTTAAATCAGAATTAGAAGCATTAAAACAAGCTAAAGAATATTTAAAGACTTGTTCATATAGAGAAACAGCTAAGTGGCTACACAGAGCAACAGGAAGATACATTTCGCATGTCGGACTTAAAAAACGAATCATCAATGGTATTACCGCCAAGGCCCAAGAAAACACCGAAGCAGAAAGCCAAGAGATCAGCGAAAGAGATATTAGAGAGAACTCGTAAGAAAGTTGCTACAGCAGAGCAAGCGTTACGTTCTGCTAAACGTCATGCGGAAAATGTTAAGAGTAAACTGTTAACTATAAACGAAGCATTAGACGGAAAAGAAACAAAGCTACTTACTGAAGATATAATCGAGAGTGCTCCTCAAGCAATACAAGAGCACATAAAAGGTCAAGAAATAATTTTTAAACCTAATGAAGGTCCACAAACACAATTTCTTGCAGCTTCTGAAAGAGAAGTATTTTATGGCGGAGCTAGAGGTGGTGGTAAATCATATGCGATGTTGGTTGATCCACTTAGATATTGTCAGAAGACAAATCATAGAGCACTCCTAATTAGAAGGACAATGCCTGAGTTACGAGACTTAATTCAAAAGTCTCAGATGTTATACTCAAAAGCATTTCCAGGAGCCAAATGGAGAGAGCAAGAAAAAGAGTGGCGATTTCCCTCGGGAGCAAAGATAGAGTTTGGTTACGCAGAAAACATGCAGGACGTTTTACGTTACCAAGGTCAATCGTACACATGGATAGGAATAGACGAACTTCCACAATATCCTTCGCCAGATATATATAATTTTTTAAGGTCATCTTTACGATCAGTTGACAAAGAGATTCCTGTATTCATGAGAGCCACAGGAAACCCAGGTAACGTAGGATCAGGTTGGGTACGAGAAATGTTCGTAGAACCAAGTGAACCTAATAAAGCATTTGAAGTAAAGATAAATACACCTGCTGGAGTTAAATCAATTACAAGAAGATTTATACCAGCTAAGTTACAAGATAATCCATACTTGATGCAGACTGATGATTATTACATCATGCTTGCATCTTTACCAGAAGTACAACGAAAACAATTTTTAGATGGAGATTGGGATGCATACGAGAACTCAGCGTTTCCTGAATTTAATAAGATCACACACGTGGTGGAACCCTTTGAGATACCTCGAGGTTGGTATAAATTTAGGGCTGCAGACTGGGGCTATTCTTCTCCTGCTTGTGTGTTATGGTTTGCAGTTGATTATGATAATAATCTTTGGATTTATAGAGAACTTTACACATCTAAAGTTACGGCTGACAAATTCGCCAGACAAGTATTAGATTTAGAACAAAGCGAATATATACAGTACGGAGTATTAGACTCTAGTACTTGGGCAAGACGAGGTGATGTAGGACCAAGTATTGCTGAGACAATGATTCAACAAGGCTGCAGATGGAGACCTTCTGATCGTTCACCACGAAGTAGAATTAGTGGTAAGTTAGAAATACATAAAAGATTAATGCTTAAGGATGAACAGCCTGGTATTAGAATTTTTTCCAATTGCAGAAATTTAATTAAAACCCTAAGTGCTCTTCCAGTAGATAGCAGCAATCCTGAAGACGTAGATACTACTGCAGAAGATCACGCATACGATGCATTAAGATATGGTTGTATGAGTAGACCAACACATCCTGGTTACGCAGAAAGGTTCAAACCAATCCTTTCGGATTTTACACCAGTGGATAGAAAATTTGGTTATTAATTAAATAGGAGAAATAAACTATGCCGATGGTAGGAAAGAAAAAATTCCCATACACAAAAAAGGGAAAAGAAGCAGCTAAGAAGTACGCTAAGAAAACTAACAAAAAAATGAAAGCAAAATACTAGTATGCCTCTAAGTAAAAAAGGAACTAAAATTAAAAAAGCTATGACAAAGCAATACGGTAAGAAAAAAGGTGAATCCGTATTCTATGCCATGGAAAAATCTGGTAAGCTAAAAGGTGTCAAGAAAGCTAAAAATACCAGAACTAAATAAAAAAAATTTTCCATATCCTCTAGTAAAAATATATTGGGAGGATATTGTCAGTAATAATAGCTGGGAAGATATTATAGATATTAAGAAATCTAAAACGGCAATATGTTGTAGCATTGGATGGTTGGTTACACAAAATTCCAATGTTACAATCATAATGTCCGATTTTAGTTTTGAAGACAATAATCAAATAAAGCAAGGTGGTAACTATACAACCATACCAACCAAAAATGTTTTATCAATTAAAAAATTTAAAATATAGGTATCACTATGGCTAAAAAGAAAAAAGAAAAATCAATCGAAGATATCATTGAACATATAAGAGACGATCTGGACGAATTAGAACAGAAAGTTTTAGATACATCTGAACTAGAAGAAGGTAATGGAAGTTTAGATAAAAGTGATTTTGAAGATGAAGATGAGGAGGAATAATGGAAATTAATTTTGATATTAAAAATAAAGTTAAACAAGGCGAATTAAGTGAAGCTTCTGATGGCAAACAGCCAAACAGAGAATCAGTTAATATTGACTTTAAAGAACATGCTCCAGGTAAATATGAAGCAGATGTTGTTCTAAAGAAAATTGATTATCCTACTAAATCTGGTTCTGAACACATTCAGCAATCATTATTTAGTATGGCTGATGAAAAGGATTATTAATGGATAATAAAATACAAAAAAGAAATCCTATTCACGAGATAGATCCAACGCTTACAAAAGATAATAAGTTTGTAGGTGCTGGTAAACTTATGCAAAGCGTAGGTTCAAAGCTAATAGAAAAAACTATTGGCAAATTTGGTAATCGTGCTATGGATCAATTAAATCCTGCACAACCAAAAACTTTAAATAAAATTAAAGGTTGGGCTAAAGCTATTATGCCTGGTGTTGCAATTGAAGGTAAAAAACAATATACTGATTATAAAGCAAAATCTAAAAAACAATACGGACAAACTGATCTGTTAACAAAGGGAGACTAATAACATGATGAATAAGATTAAACACGGAGAATTATCTTCTGCTAATGAAGCTAAGCTTATGAGAGGCAAATTGGAAATAGATCCAAATGCTAAAGTTAAGCATGGTAGCGTAGCAGGTGATGGTAAAGATAAAAAAGGTAAATCTAAATCCAAAGTTGATCCAGCTATTTTTAAAATGGCAGACCAAAAAGATTACTAAATTATAAATGGATGATAATAATAAAAAGCTTGGGTACGAAGGAGCTAGTCATCCTCTAGTTGGTTATATAAAAAATAAATTTCAAGAATCTGAAACATCGAAGATATACGATGAAAAAAGATGGTTGAAAGCTTATAGAAACTATAGAGGAATCTATGGTCCAGAAATGGCTTTTCGTGATAGTGAAAAGTCAAGAGTTTTTGTTAAAGTAACAAAGACTAAAGTTCTTGCTTCATTTGGGCAAATCATTGAAGTATTATTTTCTCAAGGAAAATTTCCTTTAGGAATTAATCCAACTCCAGTTCCAGAAGGAATTGATGAATATGCTCACGTAAAGAATCCACAAGAACAACCAAGTCAAGAGCCTGAAAGTCCATACGGATTTCCTGGTGATGGAAAACAAATTCCAGCAGGTGCTACTGCAAATGATTTAATACAATCAATTGCACAAGATTATAAATCTGTAGGAATGAATAGTGGTCCATCTCCAACTGGTACTCCACAGATTGAGCCTGCTAAATTAGCAGCTGAAGCTATGGAAAAATTAATTCATGACCAGCTTGAAGAAAGTAAAGCAATAACTATATTACGTCATGTATTCTTTGAAATGGCTTTATTAGGTACTGGAATACTTAAAGGTCCATTTACTGATGCTAAAACATATCACTACTATAATACTGGTGAAGATGAAGAAGGTAATGAAGTTAGAGTACACGAAGCAAAAACTAAATCTATACCGTCAGTAGAAGCAGTATCTTGTTGGGATTTTTATCCAGATCCAAATGCTACAAATATAAATGATTGTGATTATGTAATTCAAAGACATTCATTTAATAGGCATCAACTAGAAGCATTGAAGGACAAACCAATGTTTAATAGTGAAGCAGTTGAAAGATGTTTAGAAGATGGTCCAAATTATCAAGTTAGAGGATATGAATCGTCTTTATATGATAGAGAAAATATTACAAGTGTTTATAAAAATAGATTTGAAGTTTTTGAATATTGGGGATCAATAGATAAAAAATTTGCAGACGAATGTAATGTATCTTATGAAAGTGATTCTGATGTAGTACACATTAATGCTTGGATTTGTGGCGGACATATATTACGAATGGTTGAAAATCCATTTACACCAAAGAGAATTCCTTATTTAGTTTGTCCATATGAATTAAATCCTTATCAATTTTTTGGAATAGGTATTCCAGAAAATATGGAAGATTCACAAACAGTTATGAATGGTCATGCAAGAATGGCAATTGATAACTTAGCACTAGCAGGTAACTTAGTATTTGATGTTGATGAAACTATGTTAGTGCCAGGTCAGGATATGAAAGTTTATCCTGGTAAAATTTTTAGAAGACAAAGTGGTCAAACTGGTCAAGCAATACACGGAGTTAAATTTCCTAATACTGCAATTGAAAACTTGCAAATGTTTGATAAGTTTAGACAACTAGCTGATGAATCAACTGGTATTCCTTCATACTCACATGGAACTACTGGTGTTCAATCAACTACAAGAACTGCATCTGGTATGTCAATGTTAATGGGTGCAGCTGCATTAAGTATTAAAACAGTTATTAAAAACATTGACGACTACTTATTAAAACCACTCGGTGAAGCATTGTTTCATTGGAATATGCAATTCAATGATGATGCTCCAAATGTTAAAGGTGATCTGGAAGTTAAAGCACAAGGAACTTCTTCTCTAATGCAAAAAGAAGTTAGATCACAAAGACTAATTACATTTATGCAAACTGCATCTAATCCTGCACTTGCTCCATTTGTAAGATGGCATACTTGCTTAAAAGAAATTGCTAAGTCTTTGGATATTGATCCAGATCAATTAATTAATGATCCAGAAAAAGCTGCGATCTATGCACAAATAATGGGAATGGTAAATGGAACTCAAAATAATACAGCCTCTGCTAGAGGACAAAATCAAATGGCAACAACTGGACAAGTACCTGTCGGAGCTTCAGCAACAGATTTATCGGGAGCTGGAGGTGGCAACATCGGAACAGGTGGTATACCGATGCCAGGGGAAGTTGGCTTTAGTGCGTCAACTCAGGAACCTACAGGAAGCGAATAAACGAAGTAAAGAATAATGGCACTTTCACTAATTAGAAATAATCTTGGAAATTACTTTTTAGATACTGCTGATACGCAAGCATCATCAGTAACTAAAAAATTACCTTCTGAGTTTGAGGCATATCTTGGAGGCCAAAAAACAGAACTAGTTGGTGGAACTACATTAGGTGCACAAACACAACAAATATTAGAAAGAGAAGCACCAGGACAATTTAATTTAGAATACGATCCTGAAACAGGGCAATATAAACAAAAAGGTGAAGTTACTGGAGTTCAAACACAACAGTTTAAACCTATAACAAGTTTAGAAACTGGAACAAGTCAAGCTGTTCAACCACAACAAACTGCTTTAGAAAAAGCACAAAAAATTATTTCTGCAACTCCATATAAATCTGGAATGCCAGATATAGATGTAAGTCAATTAGCTGGTATGTTTAATCCACAGCAGATGTCTACTAAACAACAATTAATTAATACTGCATTAAATGTTGGTGGAGATTTAGCAACAAATTATTTTTTAAGTAAAATGGGTGTTGGTGGCAGTACAATACCAGGTGGTGCAATACCATTTACAAATACTCCATTAAAAGGCGGTGCATTTGGACCATCAACAGAATTTATGGGTACTGCAGCAACTGCTGGTGCAATAGGTTATGGTGTTGGTAAACTAATGGGTGAAGATAGTAAAACTTCTACTGCAATGGGAGCAGGAGCTGCTATTGGTACTGCAGTTGGTGGACCAATTGGTGGAATAGTAGGTGGTGCAATTGGAAAAATAATTGGATGTTTCTTACCAGATACACTAGTTCAAATGAGTGATGGTTCAGAAAAAAGAATTATTGATATTGAATTAAAAGATAATATTGCAATTGGTGGTAGAGTATTTGCACTTGGTAAATTTGTAGTTGATAACTTATTTGATTACAAAGGAATTAAAGTTTCTGGAGACCATTTAGTAAATGAAAATGGTAAATGGTTAAAAGTTAAAGATAGTAAATTCTCTAAGTCATTAGGTAATGATGAACATATCGTTTATACTTTAGGTGCAGATAATAGACGAATGTTAATTAATAATATTTTATTTACAGATTTCTTTGATATTGAAGAACAAAAGGCTTTGGCAGCTTAATAAAGATTATCCAACGTTACAGCGATGGTTTAAAGAACATAACTGGGAATCACCAATTCCAAAAAATGTTTTACCAAAACTTGGAATAATAGTTGAGGATGTATGTGCTGCTGGATTACACTTTGATAGTAGTTCTAAGTTAGGAGTTATGTACGGAATATTTTCTAATCCTAATGTTTCTAAACTAACATTATTTAAAGAAATGAAAAACTGTATAGAAGGTATAAAAGAACTTGGAATAAAAAAGAAATTAAACTATATATATACAATAACTGGTGAAAAGTCTTTACATAAATTATATGAGAAACATTTATCCTTGACAATTCGAGAAAAGATGGTAAAATCATATATTATAGACTTACATAATACAAATAAAAATTTAGATTGGATATCAGAATAATATGGCAATAGACCCAATGGGGAGACCCACTACAACTGGAATGATGGATTCAAAACCAAAAGTACCTGCAGCTCCTGATTTAAGAGCTTTAGGTAAGGGGCAGCCTAAACCTCAAGCAATGCCAAAGGCTCAACCTCAAGCAGTAGAACCTGTAAGTGATTTAAAAAAAGAATTTCCAGAAGCTACTGATATGGAATTAGAATTTGCTGAAAGAGCAAAAAGTTTAACGGATGAAGATACTATAGCATTACAATCTGTATTATCTCCATCTGTTAGAACGGCATTAGGTAAAATAATACCAGAGTTCAAGGAAATTATGGACGCTTATGGTAGTAATGAACCTAATGTAGTAATACCTTTATCAACTGTAAAATCATTTGCAATGAAAAGGTATGGTGGACAAGATGAACAAGAAGCAATCAATAACTTTATGACTGATATTCTTGCTGATTCAATGCCACAACAACAACAACCGATGGAACAACAACAACAACAACCTGTGCCACCTAGACAAGGTTTAATGTCTAGCCCACAAACTTAAAAAGTTTCTGAGCTACCCTTATCCATAAGGCACTCAACCACATAGGTAAAAATAATGGAAAAAGAAAATGAAGTTCTTGAAAATCAAGAACAACAAGAAGAAGTATCTAAAGTCGAAGTAAAGAAGACAGTAATACCAAAATCAAATCCATATCATAAAGATCATGGTGAAGATGATGATGAAACCAAAGCGTTTCTTTCTGGTAAATTGTCTAATTATCACAGAGACCAAAGAGAAAATAAGGCAAACACAGCAACCGAACAGAAGGACACCGATGTATCTGAAGAGACTGCAGAAAAATCAGAAACCAAGGCTACTCCTATCGCTGAACGCCCTGTAACTGCTGAAGATAAAGTCTTTAAGAAACGTTATGACGATCTTAAAAGACATTATGATTCTACTGTTCAAAAACACAAGGACGAACTTAGATCGTTAAGAACACAATTAGAATCAAGTACTAAACAATTTGTAGCACCTAAATCTAAAGATGAATTAGAATCTTGGAGAAAGGAGTACCCTGATGTTTATGAAATGGTTGAAACCATTGCAATGACTAAGGCAGATGCTAGAGCAAAAGAGGTAGAAGAAAAATACAACTTCTTGCAACAGCAACAAGAACAAATTGCAAAAGAAAAAGCGGAAGTCGAGCTTTTAAAAATACATCCAGACTTTAATGAAATTCGACAACAAGAAGAGTTTCATAACTGGGCTGCAAAGCAAGATCCACTTATTCAAGGTTGGCTGTATGAAAATACATCTAACGCACAATTAGCTGCTAGAGCTTTAGATCTATATAAAATGGATGCTGGCATTAGCAAATTGAATAAACAGGAAAAAGCTGATGTAAAAAAAGAAGCTGCTAAAGCAATTTCTAAAACAAAGAAAAGTACTGACTCTGATATTCCTAAGAAAAAAGTTTGGACTATAAGTGAAATTTCTAGACTAAAACCTCATGAATTTGAGAGATTAGAAAAAGAAATAGATCTTGCTAGGTTAGAAGGTAGAATTGAACAACGTTAACAATCTAACTAATAACTAATAATAGGAGGGTACAACCATGGCTTTTGGAAGTGCTGGTGGATACGGAAACTTACCTTCAGGTAATTTCACTCCACAAATATTTAGTCAGAAAGTTCAAAAGTTCTTCAGAAGAGCATCAGTGGTAGAAGATATTACTAACACTGATTACGCTGGAGAAATTGAAAATTTTGGCGATACTGTAAAAATAATTAAAGAACCTACAATCACTGTACAAGATTATGCTAGAGGTACAGCTGTTTCTACTCAAGATTTAGCTGACGATCAAATTACTCTTGTAGTTGATCAAGGTTCATACTTTGCTTTCAAAGTAGATGATATTGAAGAAAGACAATCTCATGTTAACTTTGAAGCTCTTGCAACCTCTTCAGGTGCATACTCATTGAAGAAGAACTATGACTTTAATGTATTAAAATACATTTATGACAATGCTTCTACTTCAGCTGGTAACACTGGAACAGATGCTTCACCTGTAACTGGTACAACTAACTCTAACACGTTAGCTGATATCGTTTCTGCTGCAAAATCTGTTTTAGACCAGAATGACGTACCAGAAGAAAACAGATGGCTAGTTGCTGCACCTAAGTTTTTCCAACAATTAAGAAAAGCAGATGCAAAACTAGTTGACCAATCAGTAATGATGGATGGCGGAGTATCAGCTATCAGAAACGGTAAAATGACTGACAGACCATTATTTGGTTTCAATATGTATATGTCAAATGCTATCGTTAATGGTAGTACTGGTTCTGCTGCAAACAAGACATTCTCATCAACTAACAGTGGTGAGTACATATTCTTATATGGACATATGTCTTCTGTTGCAACTGCTAACCACATTGCAAAAACTGAATTGATCAGAGATCCTGATTCATTCGCAGACATCGTGAGAGGCTTACACGTTTTTGGA